GAGGACGACCCGCAGGGTTATTTTGCCCAATAGGTAGCCTCCCCCCAGACCCCGTGATAAACGTCACTAAAGGTGATAAACCCTCGCACGCGCATGAATTAAAAGGTTTATCACGTTCATCATCTTATATACATGAATCTCAGGGAGGGGGGTTAATCACACCCCCTGATGGAACGCCCGTCGAAAGAAAGATTGGAGATAAATGGCAGAACGGTTGGATCGTTCACGACGGTTCAAATCCGCATGCGATCACTATCGTTCAAACAGGTAATTCAAAAGTTCGCATTCGCAATATGCGATGGGACATTGATTTAAGAGCTTGTTCGTCCCCTTTTGCTACTACTACTTATGACCAAGAAATTATGGAGTCCGATTCAGGGCTTGCAGTTCTATCCATCGATGCACCGTTATCGGATGAACAAGAAATGGATGATGTGGTCGATCTCGCAGATCATCGACACAAGAGATCAGAGAACAAAGGAAATCCACGAGAGGACACGTTCTGAATGGGAACCACGTGGCAATACCGTTCATGCCTGTTTAGAAGCTTTTCTACAAGGCAAACCTTACGACTCTGGCAAATACCAAAAGTGGGTCGACCCCCTCCTCTCAGACGATTTATGGAACCGATGGGAGGCTGTTGCTTGTGAGTACCGAATGGTTGATCTTGATTTCGTTGGTGGTATTGGTGGCTCTGCTGATTGCATCATTCGACATAAAGAAACTGGTCGACTTGTACTTGCAGATTTAAAAACACTTAGTGCTTCGGGAAGGAAAAGAAACGTCTCCTTACAACTTGGTGGATATTTATCACTTCTTTCTAAATGCAGACCTGAGATAAAGATTCATAAGTGCATGGTCATCTGGTCAAAACCAAACGAAGTCCTCACTACGAGCTACACAACGGAAGAATGTCTATCGGCATTTGAAAAACAAAAAAAACTCTTCTTTGAAACATTACCCAAAATCTAAAAATGAAAATCGACCCCATACCAACCAAATATAAAAATATTGAGTTTAGGTCTAGAACAGAAGCGAGATGGGCGATTGCTTTTGATGAAGCAAACATCCGATGGGAATATGAGCCAGAAGCTTTTCATCTGAAAAATCCTTACTCCGACAATATTGAATTTTTTAATTACCTGCCTGATTTTAGAATCTCATATCCAGAGTCACGCCTTTCATATTGGGCAGAAGTAAAAGGTAAAACATTCACAGAGAATGAATTAGTAAAAGCATGGGCACTTACCAAAGAAACAGAAGAACCCATCATCCTTCTACCTCGTACACCTTCTTACGCCTCTTACATTTTTTTAGACGGAAAGTTCGAACAAACTAATTATCTATACTCCCTCTCAAACAATGAACTTATCTCTTGGAGCGATTGCCTCCTTTTTGAAAAAGAATCACACTTATATCAAACGACGGGTGAGATTCCAGACTACTTAGAAAGACGAACTTCTTTAAAAAACAACATCTTTGAATATTCATACAATTTCGGAGACGAATTTAATCACCCTGAACAATCTGCAAACTCAAAAACAAGTAAAGAAAATTGCAGAGACCCTGTGGGCATTGCTCTTAATTATCCCTTCTATAAACCTCCTAAAAAACCAGCACGACCTAGAAGGCCAAAGAGTCGAAATAAACGCAGACAACACTTATTACAACAAATAAGAAAACAATTAGCTGCTGAAGCTAAAACAAATCACAAAATCTAAAAATGATCTCTGACATTCACTACCTACAAAGACCAATCGTGTTTAATCAAACCAAAGCAGAAGAAGGCAAAGAGAATGGGATGCAACGCGTAAATGAAAACGCAAACGAAGAGTTCAGAAGAGTCGCGTTGAAAACAATCCTGACTTACGCAAGAAACAAGCCTTATATCACGGCAAATGATATCTGGGAATCATTAGACCTCATTGGTATCACGACTCATGACAACAGAGCGTTAGGGCCGTTATTTAAAAAGGCTGCTAGAAATAAATGGATCGCAAAAACAAATCAAACGATGAAGAGCGTTCGATCAACTAGGCATAGTGGAGACGTCAGAGTTTGGCGTTCTTTAATATTTGGTTCTACTATTGCTGCTTAGGCTTGCTAAGGGTAAACCCATAAGGCAATATGAAAACACCTGCAAATACTATGCAATGCAAGAACTTAAGAAAGCTATCTGCATCGCCCTTCTCGGCATGCCTTTTGTATTTCTTTCTTCCCGTTTGGCTTCTGATCTCCGTTCCCTTGATTATGTCTATGAAACTAATTCATCGCCTCAAATCACTATTCCTACGTCAGGCCGAGAAACCACAACCTCCCTCTATGCGAATTATCCGATCTCCCATGATTAAAGGACCAGACAACGAATATGAATTTATTGAAGACGACGATGAACTTGATCGAATAGAAACTGCCATCTGGCTAGAAGCATTCAAAGACCCTTTCATCTTGAAACATATCACCGGGCATCTTGAACGTTGCCACCAAAAGACCTCTAATTTTGATAACCCACCCCCATTCGATGACCCACTCTACTAAGACTGAATTTTCAAAAGAAACTTTAAATCCTCCCGAAACTATCGTTTCCAAAATACGAAAATTCAAGGAAGAAATACAACTTCGTCAGATTGTGATAGCTGAACTTAAAAGCGAACTAGATGCTCATTACTCCTATGGAACCATCGAAGATAAATTTTCCTTTGAAGGTGCAACGGTTACAAGAAAGAAAATTGCACAACGGTACGAGTTCACAGAAGTTGTTGATCAAATGAAAGACCAAGTACAGAAAAGGATACGGTTGGAAATAGATGATGACATCGCCATCCCAAAACCTGCTTCCTATACATGGGAGTTTCGCGCACCAAAAAATGACGACACAAGAAAAGATTGAACACGCGGAGCTACGCATCAAAGAACTCAACTTACTTATCAAGGAATGGAAGGAACAAGAGAAATCAAAATCGAAGTTATCGGAGCACCAGTTCCTCAAGGTTCCTTAGTAGGTAATCCACGTTTTGGTGGTTTGAGATATAGCAATGATGCGTTGCTTAAAGAGTGGCGTTCAAAAGTCATTATTGCTTTGGCTGATGAATGCCCAGAAGACTGGGACCAAAGCGCACCGCTATTTGTATCAGCGCATTTCAGGTTTGTAAGGCCCAAGGGGCATTATGGCAAAAAAGGATTAAGACCTTCTGCGCCGGACCATAAAGCAACAAAACCTGACTTGGACAAGCTGACCCGTGGAATAGGTGACTCGATAGAACAAGCAGGTATTGCCCGGAACGATTCACAAATAGTTCAGTGGTCCGTTTTAAAAAGATGGACCAACGGACAAGAACCTCCCGGTGTTGTCCTTACCGTCAAAACTTGTGTCTAGTTTTGCTATTACTACGCATGACTTAGAACAGTGAGTAATGTTGTTTTACGGGCAGCGATGCCCACGATCACCGAGGACAAACCTATGGGCGTTATTGCCGAACAGTTACAAGCACACCTTAAGGAAATTGCACAAAGCGATTCTCGAACGCTTAAGGAACTAGACAAAGAACTAAAACAAATAAAACGAGCCATAAAAGAAGCCCCTGAATAAGGGGCCTTTCTTTGCAAATTTAACTCCGAGGGATAGATAGCCCAACTACTCAATAAAGAATAGTCTGATCACGGGACCCGCCTTATTTACGCACACGCGCTCTTGTATTCGGCCTTGCTCCTCGGAGGAAAATTAATCCTCCTCTTCTTCACAACATGGGCAATTAGGGGGATGCATCGGTTTTTCTTGAAGGATACAAGTCATAATTATCATTGCTCCTTTTCCTCCTGTTTGCTCGTTATTAAAAAGCAGCGATACTCCATGATTGCTTTCTTCTCCTTCTATTTCAACTAAATCTTGCATCCAATGAATACCGTCTTCAAACACTGCGATAGCAGTTGAAAAGAAACACTCCGCATCGTGTTCATTCATATTGACCTGTCCCATTGAAAAACCAACTCCGTGTTTTTCATCTTTAATAATGACCGCCCTGTAATCAGTAAGGTCAAGGCCGCTGACTTCAAAACCAAGTGTGATGTAGTCAGCGAACTGTTGAACGTTTGGTCCTAGTTCAGGTTTTTCATCTTTTCTGAATTTGGGCTTTCTAGCTGTTCTTTTTGTTGTCATGATCGAAACCTCTCGGTGTAAAGAAAAAAACCCTTCTAATGAAGGGGCGTGTATTTAGGTAAGAACTAAATAAGAAATTATAACGATTGAAATGATCGCTAATGATTTAAGTTCTTCTCTGCTGTTTTGATAAGCCTTAAAAAGTAAAGGCTTGTTGACTGAGTTGACATGAGTGATTTTCATTTTCCAAGTATCTCCAAAAGGTCGAGGTCTAATACTTCGATGTCATAAGGAGGTTGTCTTTTGATTTCCTCCTCAAACATTTCAGCGTTTGGTCCTCTTTGAACGTGAACCTTAGTTATGCCCCAACCAAGCAAGTCATCTAATACTCTTTTACCTTTTGGGTTTAAAGCAGCAAA